GCCGAACTCCATGCGGAGGCGGGACTGGTAGTCGATACTGCCGGTCAGGCCAGACAGTTGCTCGCGCAGGTACTCGACCTCAGCGCGGAGGGATTCGATGGTCGCGGTCATGCCGCTTGCTCCTGTGTGTGAGTGAAGCGGCGTGAAACGATGTTCCACCACTTTCCGTTTTTTTGAATTCCAATGAAGGCGGGCTGCGAAAGCTCGCTCCAACGCACCAGCGCGTCCTCGATCGTGTCCGGCACCGGCATCAGCCCGCCGTGCGCGACCCACCACTTCTCAGCGCGGTAGCGGCCCGGACCCTTGTGACCGAGCAGCACCCACTCCGGGTAGGACATGAGCCCGGCGGAATAGGTCACGCGCAGACTGTCCGGCGATCCGGCCTTGACGTGCCGACGCCCCATCCAGGTGACGACCGCGATCTCCTCCGGCGGCTGGTTGCGCAGATCCCGTGAGAGGATCGCAACGTCGTCCGCCTCAGCGTCATGCCGGGCCTTGTCGAGCGTCCATTCGTGGCCACAGAAGGCGCACGTCTGGGCGTTCAGCGCGGCGAGGGACTTGCAGGTCGGGCATTCCTTGGCGCGGACGTCGTCAGGACGGACCTGAACGATGCCGGTGCGCCGCTTGGGATCAGGCGGCGCGATCGTGTCGACCGGACCATGCCGGCGGAAGTTCCCCGCGTAGTCGAGGCAAAGGCAGTCCGGCTTGGCGCTGGACGCAATAGCGTTGCGCCGATCCGCCGCCGTATGTGCGGGATCATTCTCGTTGAACCCGGCCGGCCAGACTGGACGAGTGCCGCGGCCAACGATCTGGACGAGCAGGCCCGGAGAGAGCGTCGGACGGAGCATCGCAATCAGGTCGACGCGCGGGGCATCGAACCCTTTGGTCAGCAGGTCCGCATTGCATAGCGCGTCGAGGCGGCCCGCCTTAAAGTCCTCGATCAGTTGGTCGCGGTTCGGACTGTCTCCAGACACGGCCGCGGCGTTGACGCCTTCGGACTTGAGCACGTCCGCGACGTGGTTCGCATGCTTGACCCCGCAGGCGAAGATCAGCCACGAGCGCCGATCGTGCGCGCGGGCCTTCATATCCGCTACCGCGGCGCGCACGACGTCGTCCTGTTCCTCGGCGGCATGGTTCAAGGCGCCGGCGACGAACTCCGTCCCGCGGCGCGAGACGGACGAGACGTCCAGTTGGGCCGACCCGTTCCGCGAAACCAGCGGGGCAAGCCAGCCATCGTCGATGCCCTTGCCGAGCCCGAACGAGTAAACCGTCTCGTCGAACAGATGGCCGGGCCCGTCCAGGCGCCCACCCTTCATGCGGAACGGCGTCGCCGTCAGCCCTCCGACCCGCAGGTCCGGCGTGGTCTCGGCGAGGCCGGCGAGCAGGGTCTGGTACATGCCCTCCCCTTCCGGCGGGATCATGTGCGCTTCATCGACCAGGATCAGGTCGCGCCGGCCAAGCTCCTTCGCGCGCTTGAACACGCTCTGGATGCTGGCAAACGTCAGCGGGTTGTGTGCGTCGCGCCGGCCAAGCCCGGCGGCGTAGACGCCGGCTGGCGCTTGCGGCCACGCCCGGAGCAGCGCCTTGTAGTTCTGGGCGACAAGCTCCTTGCTATCGACCAGCATGAGGACGCGCATGTCGGGGTACGCGCTGAGCAGTTCCTTGCAGATGGTGGCGACGACGACGGACTTGCCGAGTCCTGTGGCGAGGTCGATCAAACCGTTGCCGCCACCGTTGCCCCAGTAGGACATGAGGGCGTCGATCGACTCGCGCTGATACGGGCGAAGGACGGTCATGCTCCCGCCCTCCGCACGATGTCGCGGCACAGGGCGATGAAGTCCGCGTCGAGCAGGTCGCGCTTGGCTCGGTTCGCGTCCTTCACGACCCAGCGGAGGTTGCCGATCTTGTGGGCACCGCCGCGCACCTTCGGGATGATGTGGTCGATCTCAGCCGTGCGATCGAGGCGGCGCCCGGTGAGCGCGCACAGGCCGCGCTGCGCCTTCCAGAGAGCAGCCAGGTCGCGCGCTGTCGCCTTGCCCGGTCCACGCAGGTTGATCGAGCGCCCGTAAAAGAACCGGCGCTGCATGAGGGCGTTGCGGACAGGCCCGCGCGCTGCCTTGGTGCGCTGATACCAGTCGTTCCGGCGTTGCTTGACGCCTTCGCGGTCGGCGTCGCGCTGAGCCTGGAGCCGAGCGCGAATGTCTGGTGCCCGGCTGGTGTAATGGGCTTCCCGGCACGCGACGCACGAGCCGCTGACATAGCGTTCGGCGACGTGGCCGTGCCTGCAAGGTATGCCCGTGAAGTAGCGATCGGCACCCTGCAGGTAGGCTTCGGCCCTCGTCGACGGAAGCACGTTCACCGCGCACCCCCATCCACCCACACATCGCCGCTCGCGAGCCGGTACGTCACCCGCTCGTTCTCGTGGTCGACATCGGTCTGCTCGCCGGGCACTGCGTCCGGGTTGAACAGGTGCTGCGGACAGCCGGCCTTCTGCTCGTCGAGGCAGAGGTCGCGGTTGTGGCGGCCGCATGAAACGCGAGCGTCGCCGTCCAAATGGAACGTGACGTGCAAGCACGAGCGGCACGAGCGCGCCGGCATCAGCCCGTCGTTCGGCGCGCAGCCGTAGCCCGCCTTCAGGAAATAGACGGGGCACGAACACGCCGGGCGCCGGTCGCTCGTCACGATGCGCTCGGCCTTCGTCATCAGCCCGACCGCGAACAGGGCGTCGTACTCGACCCGCTCGCAGTACAGTTCGTCCGTGTTTTTATTCACTCCCAAATACAAAGCCCGCGTCAGGCCCTGACAGTGCAGGTAGGTCTGGACCTGGGCGAAGTGCTCAGGCTTGCCCTCGCGCACACAGCCCGCCTTCAGCAGCGCCTTGAACGCGCGGTCGTTCATGCTCTTGGCCTCGAAGACGTGCATGGTCTTCGGTGCCTCGGGCACGCCCATAACCTTGCCGTCGGTGCGGCCGGATGCATGGCCGCCCGCGAACACGATGCGCCATTGCTCGCCCGTCTCAGGGTCGAGGTCGTCGACGATCATGCCGGCGTCGCGGAGCCGCTGAACGAGGCGGGTCTCCCAGTGCTCGCCGGTCTCAAAGATCGAGAGCTTCTGGGCGTCAAAAATCTCAGCCGGGAAAAGCCAGCGGAACTTGTCCCACTGTTGCCGCTCGCAGCCACCTAGTCCCGACGCGGCAAGGCGCGGGTGCTGGTCGCGGCGCTGCTTTGATTCCAGGGCGGCGAAGATCGCGCGGGCGGTTGCGGGGAAGGTTTGCGGAATCTCAGCCACAGGTCACCTGCGGGCATGAGGGGCAGCCGCACTTGCACCGGGGATTGGCGCGCTCCTCGCGCTCCTCGCGGTCCCAGCCGTACACCTGCATGGGTGTGACGCTGGTTCCATATTCACTGACGAAGTCGTCCGCCTCGTCTGCGGTCATCTGGTGATTGAGGCAGCCCATCAGACCGCCTCGCCATGAAACGCGCGGTCCAGCAGGCGTTGTGCTTGCGTGATCTCAAGGCGCCCGGCGACGGCATAGCCGCCCTGAAACTCGGTGCGGGCCTGCCGAATGATGTCGGCGACCTGGGTGAGCAGGTCGATCTGCGCTTGGTGGGGGTTCAGGCGAGCCGCGAGATCGGCGGCATACTCGGTGTCGACAGAACGCAGTTGTTCGGTCATCGTCAGGGGCTCCTGCGATGCTGTTGTGAGACAGCGGGTTGGAAAGGCGCCCGGCGGTTCGGGTTGGTAGCTAGAGCCGCCGGGCGTTCTGGGTGTTAGGCAGCCTTCTTGCCCCACGGCGTCGAGGCCGTGGCTGCAGGTGCAGCGCCGGTGGCCGCGGGTCCGGCGGAACCGACCGCCTTGTAGCCCTTGACCTGGTTGCTCTCGCCGTACTCACCCTTGGCCGGCTGGATCGCGACGGTGATCTCGCACGGCTTGAAGTGCAGGCTCTCGCTGTTCGACAGGACGCCCGTGTGGCCGACGGCCGCACAGATGCGCTTGAGCGAACGCTCGGCGATGGACTGGGCGTCGGGGTTGGAGTTGATGATGTTGAGATTTTCCCAGACCCGGCGCTTGGCCTTGGGTCCGTCGATGATCTCCCACGTCAGGCGCAGCATCTTGCCGCCCGTGCGCGTGTCGGCGAGCGAGGACTCGATGATCTGGGCGACGTAGTTGCCAGCCTCAAGGATCTCGCGATCATCGGTGACGGCATCCGGGTTGAATGAGCCGAGTTCGGCCATAGTCAGGGTCTCCTTTCGGGAGCGTTACGCCGCCTCAGCGACGGGTTGATCGGCGGATGCCGATTGCGGGAAGAAGGGAGCGAGGGCCGAGAAGCCCTGGCCCTTCTGGTAGATGATGCGCGCGGGCATGTTGTAGCGGTTGCCGGCGGTGAACGCGGGCTTGCCCTCGGTGTAGATCCAGCGCGTGTCGCCACCGTCGGCACGGGCACGCTCGCCCTTGCCCTCGGTCTTGATGGTGACGTCCTTCTTGACCAGCAGGATGGCGTCGACCTCGCGCTTCAGCAGCGCCTCGGCCCGCTTGTGCAGGTCGATGTCGTAGCGGCTGTAGGACTGCGTCTCGGGATCATCAAAGCGGCTGATGATCGCGTGACCGACCAGCACGACGGCCATGCCGCGCTCGTTGCGCAGGTAGTTCAGGCCGTCGAGCACCTGGAGCCAGAGATTGTCCGCCTCGATGTAGCCCTTGCCGTAGCCGCCGCCCGCCAGCTCGATCGTCTTGACGTTCGAGTCGCGGCAGACCTTGTCCCAGACCAGCTTCTGCAGGGCCGACACGCTGTCGAGCACGACAGTTTGGAAACTGTGCTCCTCAGTGGCAAGCGAAGTGATCGCCTCGATGACCGACTCGAAACTGTCGAGCGAGCCGAAGCTGTCCAGCACCAGGTCGCCGCTCTCGCCGCGTTCCGTCTGCAGGAACACGGGCGCCGGGAACTCGGCGGCGAGCGTCGTCTTGCCCATCTTCTCGGGCCCATAGATCAGCAGCCGGGGCGGCTGATCGGCGCGGACCTTGCGCAGACTGGCCAACGAAATAGCCATCAAACTTCTCCATCATCTTCCGGCGCATCCAGAAACCACCCGCCCGTTGCGCCGTCTGGCGAGGGGTGAAAATTGAGCGTCATCGGATCGGCCGGGCGCACCATGATGCGGGCGCGCGGGGTGCGGTGATTGCCTTGCGGCATCCACGCCAGCACCAGGCCGGTCACGAAGCGGTCGTCGTCGATGACCTTGTGCAGAACCAGCAGGTCGATCGCGGCCTTGGCGGTGTTGTCCAGATCGGCGCGCAGGCTCGCGCGCTCCACACCCATGACAATGACCACCCTGCCCGGCACCCGGTCGCAGCCGTCGCGCGTCATCTGCTCGCGCACCGTCCAGCCAGCCTCAGCCAGCCATGCCTTGTATGCCGGCGTCTTGAAACGACCGCGGACACTGTTCGAGAACAGGTTGTTGACGCTGGGCGGCGCAGGAATGGTGAGCGTGGTGCAGGCGGAAGCGCCGGGGAGCGACGCCCCCGCCTGCTGGCGCACCCCAGACACGGAAACCGCGCCGGGATTATTGAGGGCCGCGTAGTCGGCGGCCTCTGCGATTGGGCAAGGACGGATCACAGCGACACCTGCTCAAGCACCGCAATGGTCTCGTCCGGCAGGTTGGCGATCGGTCCGATCTTGCGGCCGGTGGCACGATATATGCGTAGGGCGAGCTTTTGGTTCGGGACGCGACGACCGTTGGCAATGTCATAGGCATAGCCGCCGCGAGCGACGCCGCTGTCCTGCAACTGCTTGGCAAATGAGGTGTCCGGGTTGTCCATATTTGAAACATCGCAGAATGCGAGGTTAACAGCAAGGCTTAATCCTCGCATTTTCGACATGGACGATCGCAGCCTGCGATTTACCAGTCAGCGCATGGCCAGATCACCTGCAAAGCCCGCCGCCAACCACCTCCGCGCATGGAGAGAGTTCCGACGCATGACCCAGGAACAGCTCGCCGATTCGATCGGCACCGCCGGGAATGTGATTGGCTTGCTGGAGAGTGGCGAGCGCGGACTGTCCCATAAATGGCTGCTGAGACTGGCCCCGGTCCTTGGAACCACGCCCGGCTTCCTGCTGGATCATGACCCCTACGATATGGACACGTCATTTCTGGACGCCGTCATGTCGGTGCCGACGGAAGATCGGGCACAGGTGTTGGCGATCATCGAGACCTTTAAGAAACGCGCGTGAGTCACGGCCTGCGAGGACGGCTGAAATAATACCTCGCATTTTGCGCTAGACAGCATCCTCGCATTCTGCGAGCCTTCCCTCCTCAACACAGGAGGGCACAGCGTGTCGCACCCAAACCAAATCGCACTGCCTGTCGCAGTGTCGCGCTGGATCGACCAGTCGCAGAACCTGCCGGACGCGGTCGCCACCGCGCGTCTCAGCGAGAAGCTGGAGTTCATCACCGAGGCGATCGACGTGCTGGCGTCTGACACGGATGACGTGCCGGTCGAGATCCGCGGCCTGTCCGTCATCGACCTGATGTCAGCGAGCGCGAGCCTGGCTGTCGAGATCGGCACGCGCCGCCGGCACGCCGAGATCGGCGAGCGGATGCTGGAGCGTGCAGCGTGAACGCGACAAAAGCATGGGCGTTTTACGACGCCGTCACCGAACGCGCCCGGCACGGCTGCGAGAAATGCAGCGCAGACGAGTTCTACCCGAACGCCGAGGCGTTCGAGGAGACCGGCGAGATCCTGTGCAACGACTGCTGGGATGACGAGCAGGCGAAAGCCGAGCAGGCCCGGATGCAGCGCGAGGAGGCCGACGACTTCCGCCGCGCCAACCCGCTAGAGCCGGACTACCGGAGGCTGGACCAATGATCGACATGCAAGATCCCCGCGACCACCGCCGCGTCGCGGCCATGACCACCGACCAGGCCAGCCACCGTGGCTGGGACTTCCGCCCCTCCGACAAGCCGCCGCTTTGGTTTCGTGCCGTGGCCGAGGTGCTTCGTCCTCGCAGCCTCATCATCTTGCTGGCCCTCGCTGGCGTTATCAGCCTGTGGTGGATGTGATGGGGGACGCCGCAGACGACGCTTACGACGCCGCTATGTGGGAGGATGACGAACCTGAGATTTGCGGCACTTGCCCAGATCACGTCCCCGCTATTATCCCCCCAGAAGGATGGGTTTGCCCTGAGTGCGACGCAGACTGGTCGATGGCTGATGATGACGAAGCTATCCGAAAAGCCACAGGAGAAGCATCATGAAGCCGACGGTTACGTTGTCGCCGACGCCGCTCCCCACCGTTCGAGTTTACGACCGGACCCGCGATGAGTTTGCAATGGCCGCATTGACGGGGCTTTTGGCGGCAAACGTGGATTATGACAGGCAACCCGAGCAAGCTGCGAAGCGCGCCTACACCCTCGCAGACGCCATGCTTAAGCAGAGAGAAGCATCATGACCCCCGACGAACTCCCCGCTGATATGGAGGCCCGCACCCCTGCACCAGAGGGGGAGGCTTGGCGGCACGTCTCGCAAGAGGAAATGGCGCAGGCTGCAAAGTTCGCATCCAACAACCTCGCATCCCCTGTCGTTCCTGCACCAGAGGGGGTGTTTGTTAGCGAGACTTGCGAAGGTGAAGTCTGCTGGTGCGGAAAGCCTGCGGTCCGAAAGGTCGGGGAGGAGTTTGCGTATGACGAGCCGAACCCTAACCGCCACAACCTCACTCGGTATATCTGCGCCCACCACTTCGCTGAACTCATGGGGCCAGCGGGGGCGCGGTCTGTCGGCATTGCCCCTGTCGTTCCGGTAGGGGTGTCGGAAACGGATGTTTTGTCTGTCCTCACCGCCGAACGGGATGAACTAAAAGCGGCGCTGGAATGGGCCGACCGCATGGCCAAATCCTCCCTAGACGCCCTTTCCGCAACCCTTAACCAGCCTGTCGTTCCGGTAGGGATGAGCAGGGAGGAGATTGCGCGGGCCGTTCACCGAGGGCGGTTCCCCGAGGATCGTAAGCCCACGCCCTTTGAGGCTGAAGACGCATCGGGCACGACCTACTGTTTTCGCATTGCCGACGCCATCATCGCAGCCCTTCGCCCTACCGATACAGGGAGGGAGTGATGAGCCTCTACGACGACGAAAACGAACACTTGCTCGACGCTATCCAGCAAGACGCCGAAGACGCAGCAATCCACGCGTGGGGGCCGCTAGGCGCTCCGACGCACAGGTCATGCCCGCACCCAGAAGGGTCAGAAGAAGCCGAGGCATGGTGGATAGCTTTTCACAGAGGATACGCACGGGAGCACGGCAAATGACCACCCCTGACATAGCCGGTCTGTGCGAGAGGCTGCGGGCTGCGCTGGAAGGCGTCACGCCGGGGCCTTGGGAAGCCACGTTAGGCGCTTCCGGCATGACCGCCGTTGAGGCTGACAACGGCACCATTGTCGCCAGCTACGTTTCGGAGGCCGACGCCCGCCTTATCGCATCCGCTCCTGATCTTTTGGAGGCGCTGATCGAGGTCGTAGCTATTGCCGACCGCAAGACGGATGCCTTTGACCGCGCCCGCGCCGCTATCGCCAAAGCCACAGGAGAAGCATCATGACCTCGCGCACCGAATACACCACGTCGGGTGCCAGCATGACGTTGACGCCGGGCCAGACCTTTTTCATGGACGGAAAGCGCCATGTGGTCCGCGAGGTTTTCGCGCACACGTTCACGACCGACCCCGACACTCGCAACCATCAGACGCGGCGGGTTGATCGCGCGAAAGCCCGCGCCGCCGCCAAGTTCAAGAGGAAAGCATCATGACCCCCGACGAACTCCCCGCTGATATGGAGGGGCGGCTGCAATGGGCGCTTTTGTCTTTCGGTACCGGGCAAGGTCATATCGCCGTATCGGCACCCGACCTCCGCGCCCTCCTGAAAGCATACCAAGAGCAGCGCCGGGCTTTGGAGCGGATTGAGCAAGGGCTGCCAGAAATACGCGCGGTCCACCGCTTTAGCGAGGCCCGGCTGATCGCCCGAGCCGCCCTTACAGGAGAAGACACAGCCACGCTTAGTCTTTCCGGCGAAACTCAAACCGACGCCCGCACAAGGGGGGACGGATGAGCCTCCCGCCTCGCCTTCACCTGCCCCAGGTGCTCGCCCTCGCCGGCTACAGCCGGTCCACACTCCGCTCGCGCCAACGCACTGGCGTCATGCCCATGCCGATCGACCGCGGCGGCCGGGGCGGGATCTATGACCGAGACGCGGTTCTCAAAGCCCTAGGGATGGCGCAGGATGAAACCCCCGACCCCGCCGATGCATGGACATTTAAGCCCGATGCCTACCGTGACGCTCTCGCTGGGCAGATACGTCGTCCTCAAGAAGCGCGCCGACGGCACGAGCCGGGCGTACTTTCAGGTGCCGGCACGCCTGCGCCCCTCCGGCTGGTCTCCGGCCATACCGCTGCCTCGCACGGCTGAACGGCGCGGCACGCTGGACGCGGCTGAGGTCGCTGCCATCAAGAAAGACGCCGAGGCCCTGTACGGTGCCCTCATGCAGGCGAAGACGGGCGACACCGTCCGACCACCTGAGCGCAGCCTGTCGACGCTTGTGGACGCCCTGCAGCGGTCTCCTGAGTGGGCGGCGCTGTCGGACAAGACGCGCGTCGGCTATGAGACCGGGTTCAAGAAGATACTGGCATGGTCGAAATCGTGCGGTCACCCGGACCCGACCGCCCTGCCCCGCTCCGCCATCCTGCAGTTCCTGTCCAGCTTTGATGCCGGCACGGAACCGGACGGCACGGCGCGTGTCGCGCGGCACACCGCCAAGAAGCACACCGCCGCCGTGCTGCGCCTCGTGCTTGAGCAAGCGATCAACAAGGGCTGGCGCACGGATAACCCGGCGCGCGGCATCCGCATCAAGGTGCCGAAGACCAAGGCGACGATCTGGGAACAGAAGGACGTCGACTGCTATGTGAAGGCCGCGCGCGATACGGGCGTGCCCTCGATCGCCCTGATCATCCTGCTCGAATGGGAGATCGGGCAGCGCCTGACCGACGTGCGCGCGTTCCGGCCGGGCGCCGAGTACGATGCCGAGCGCGGCGTCTTCTCGTTCCGCCAGTCCAAGACCGACGAGCCGGTGTCGATCGAGGTTTCGATGGGGCTGCGGGCGATGCTGGCTGAGGCCGGTGACGGCCACCTGTTCCTGTTCCGCAACGACCGAACCGGCAAGGCATACACCGAGAACCGTTTGTCCAAGACCTTCGCCTGGGTGCGGATCGCTGCGGTCAAGGCGGGCGGCCGTCCGCTGATCCTGAAGCAGCTCCGGCATTCCTGCATCGTGCAGTTGGCGCGGGCTGGCTGCACTGTGCCCGAGATCGCGGCCATCACAGGCCATGCGCTGACGAGCGTGAACTCGATCCTGAGCGTGTATTTGCCCCGCGATACGGCGGTGGCGAGGGCGGCGCAGGTGAAGAGGGGAATCGTCTCGGCGTGAACGAAAGGGGTTCGTGAGTTGGACGCCCGCCCCTTCAAGAGTTGGACGCCTGGGCCCGCCAGACGCGCAACCCCTTGAAAAGATGGTCGGAGTGAGAGGATTCGAACCTCCGACCCTCTGGTCCCAAACCAGATTATCCCCGTTGAAATCGTTGAGGTCCGTCCAACGGTTAGCGGTTTGTTCGCGGTCCACAAATCAAGGGGTTAGCACCCCAGTTGGACGGATCTAGCCCAGGGCCAGCGCCCGTCCGATAGCGTCGATGTGTTCTTGTGGGGTCATGGCGCGTTATTCCGGCGAAGTGGTGTTAAGCAGACCGTCAGCGAGAAAGCTGACGCCACCGAGCGTTATTAGGCCCGAGCCGTTGACATAGGTAATCGAAACGTCGCCGGTGTTTTCGATATTTAGCTGCCCGACGACGGGCGTTCCCGAGTTAACGGAAAACAAGTTCTGGCGATGCGTTTTTGCGGGTCGGAAACCAACAGGCAGCGTAAAGAGAACCGTCGCGTTTGTTGACGTTCCGTCCTTTATGACGCCGGACAATGTTACAATGCCGTCCGCGCCCTTGATGTATTGCGCCGGTTCGTCAGCGGCTGAGTTGTTGACCCAACTATTCAACAGTGTTGGGTATTTGATGACCCCCGCCGTGCCAACGCCCTCATCCCACACCTTGAGACTGATGCCCGCATTGAACGTGCAAGGCTTGATGATTGTGTTTGTTGCGGACGACGTAACATGGATGCCGACCATGCCCGACGCAGTGACAGTGATCGAGCCGGTCGCCGCCGAAGACGCCGACAGGTTATAGGTGCCGGTCCCGCCCGTGCCAGTGCCAAGGCTGGTAATGATCGTTCCTGCCGTGATGCCGGTGCCAGAGATAGCCCGACCCGGAAACAGCTTGCCGCTCGTCACGGCGGTGACGGTTAGAACGGTGCCAGTCACCGAGCCGGTAACAACCGCGTTGGCCACGCCGCCAAGGCAGGTCACGCTGTCCACAACGACGCCTTGCGAAGCGCCGATACGGATGCACTTTTCAGCGTCAGACGAACCAAAAGCAGAGACAAGGCCGTTCTGGATTAGGCCGCTGTAGATCGTTGCGGTAATGCCAGAAATGTTAACCAGCGCGGCGTTGTTTTGCGCCGTTGTCCCTGCGTTGTAGTTCTCGCAATTGTTCCCGATAAACCGGAAACGATTGCCGCTCGACAGCTTGAATGATCCACCATCGTTGGTGATATTGCACCGCTCAACGGCAAAGCACGACGCCCCCGTAACATGGGTAACATCAACACCAATCAAAGTGCCAGTTGAGGTAACTTCAACAACCTGATTACTGTCGCCTGTGTTTTCTAGTTTGATGCCGCCGCCGCCGATGGCAAGATTACGGAACACCGAGCAATACATACCGCCATTTACGTTGTTTCCGGCGTCGTTAAGGTGCCAAATGCCGTAACTGGTGCCTGGGGCAATCCGCATATTTTCTACAATCAGTCGCGCCAGATTTTGGCCCGCCGTTGTAGTCAGAAAAAGAATACCCTCCCCCCACGTTCCCGCAGCGCCGCTGTTTGGATTGCCAATCGAGAACCCACTGAGAACGGTTCCCTCATGGTCCGTTGTCGTGTTTGGGCTGATAAGCAAAGGGCGATCAGTGCCAGAAAACGACATGGGCCGAAGCGCAGAATACAGCGCCCCATCCCCTCGAATGCTGACAGCTTTGGTAAAAGCAACGCCCGCGCCACTGTCCGCTGACATTTGATAGGTGCCAATGGGTATGTGAACGCGTCCGCCCGTAAATGGCATCCCAGCGTTGATGCTACGAAGCGCGGGCCCGTCTGCGGTGCTGTCATCGCCTACCGCGCCAAAGTCTTTGACTGATACAACGTCGCTCCATTTGGAGTTGCCCGTGCGGTTTACCGCGCCGGTCAGCGTTGAAAGATACCCTACCGTTGTTGAAGCAATCTGCCCCAGCGCCGCCAGAAACGCGCTGTTGTTCGCCGTGGCCAGCAGAGACCGGGCAAACGAGGTCAGGTCGGCCATTGCCCACGTTCCCGCGCCAGTCGCGTAGGGAACCTTGTCAGCAGCGGATGTCAGGGCGGCGATGGCGGTCAGGTCGGCGTCAAGCGGCTGGCGCGAGGCCAAAATGGCGTTGGCTGTGACCACATCAGCCCCGGTCTGAACGCGGTCCAACCCCGTCTGCACTCGATCTGCAGCCGCCGCAGAAGCAGATGCAGCCGCCGCAACAGCCGCGGCAGCCGTGTCAGTCACGTCGTCAGCGAAATCGTCCAGCGCGGTCTCGGCCTCACCCAGCCGGCGGCTGTGATCCTGGTCCTGCGCCGTCAGTCGATTCAGCGCCTGGTCGACGGATTGAACGGGCACGCTGCTCGCCGGCGCGAAATTGCTCGTGCGGGCCGGGGCGACGTTGCGCTCGATCCGCACGGTGACATCGTCGACAGCCGTGTTCAGCGTGACCGTGCCGCCGTCGTAGCCGCCACCCTCAAGCAGCGTGCCCGTGAAGGTGAAGGCCGACTGGTTCAGCGCGACGTCGTCGACGAGCACGGTCAGATCCGCCTTGGCGAACAGGCTGAACGTGATCGGGAATACGGTGGTCGACGTGACGACAGTGAACGTCGCGAACGTCTGTTCGTCGGGGATCGTCAGTCTGGCCATAGGGCCAGATTGCGGGTGGTGGTGTGAGGCTCAACGCACGACGGTTACTCCGCCGAGCGCGCCTCCTCGCGCCGCCGCACCTTGTCGGCCGCCATAACCTGCAGGTCGCTGGCGAACATCTCGCTCACGGCGGCCCGCGCTTCGTCGCGATAGGCGCTCATGACGTCCTTGATGTATTGGGCCTTGCCGCCCGACGGCCCGTCGTCCAGTGAATAGTAGAACTCACTGTCCGGGTGCCGCCCCTCAGCAACAGCGTTCAGGTGCTCAAACGCAGGTTCGCCCGACAGGCGCAGGAACTCGCTGTAGATGTCCGGGCGGTTCTTGAGCGACACCGTCTCGCCGGCATAACTGAGCGACCGTGCAGGCATGGCGACCCCGACGCCGTTGTTCAGGATCTCAAGGTCAATCGCCGAGCCGCCCTCTGCCCGCGTTTGCACAGGCATGATCGCGTCGTAAACCGTGCCCAGGCCGGTCTGGTAGGTGCGGGGCCTGCCCCACAGGTCGCGCTGCAGGGGCAAGTCGTCGGACAGCAGCGGCACTGTGTTGCGCAGGGCGTCTAGGGCGTTGTGCGTCTCGCGCATGTAGGGGTCTTGACCGCGACGGAGCATCCGCGAAGCGCCGCTTGCGGGGACAAGCGCCGAGGCGCGCCCCATCAGGAAGCGTTCACCCTTGCTGACGTCGTTGGAGGTCATGGCCGACGTGAACTCGATGGCACCCTGCAGCATGGACTTGTCGAAATACGCCTGACCCAGAGCCAGCACGGCGTTCGCCGCGATCTCGGTGCCCTCCTGCATGTTGGCCCCGTCCCAATCGTCGTTGTTCAGAAGCTCGGCGAAGTCGCCGATCAGGGACAGGTTGGAGCCGACCGGGTCCATGCGCTCATACGAGTACCAGCGGCCGCCCTGCTTGACGCTGTACGGCTGCCACATCGGATTGCCGTACTCGTCCTCGCGCATCATAGCCGCGCGCTGCTCGGTATTGGACGGGCCCGAGCCGGTAATCTGCCCGTCCATAGCCATGCCCATCCACACCGACCACAGCGCCGTGCCGATCGCGGCTTGAGCCTTGGCGGTCTCAGCCTCAGCGCCGCCCGCCCGCATGGAGGCACGGAAGCGGGCAGAGAACGGTGCCAGGGGCGACGAGCGCGCCGCCAGCGACATCAGGTTCATGGGCGTGCGCAGGAACGGCAGAATGAAGGTCGCAAGCGGCACCGGTCCGATGATGTTGTCGTCTGCCATCCGGCGCAGTTTCTGCAGCAGTTTCTCGGCCTCCCCGTCCGACCGGGTAAAGGTCAGTTCGTGCATCGCCTTCTCGGCGCCCACCATCATGTCGTCGGTGGGGTTCTCGATCAGGTCAGCCATGCGCGCACGCGCGGCCTCGCCTTGCAGCCCCTCGCGCGCCGACATGCGCAGCGCCTGGGCGTGCAGCTCGCCGCGTGCGCTGACCACTTTCCAGAAGTCGTCGGTCACGCCGGTGATGTTGGACGGCGCCTCCACGATCATCTGCATGATGTCGAGGAAGCGGCCCAGCGGGGTGTCCTCGGCAACGCGCCATGCGGCCGCGCCGAGCGGACGGGCGGCCCCAGCCATAGCGCCGGCCTCCTCACGCTCGGACCGGAGCGAGAGCCCCATCGCGTCACCAGCGTCGTCGATCCCCGGCGCCATGCCGCGGAACAAGCCCTTGCTGCGCAGTTCGAGCGCGTTGTCCGCGCCGATACGCTGCGCGGCCTCAACGGGATTGAGCTTGAAGACGTCGCGCGTGGCCTGAATGTAGCCCGCCACAAGAGCCGACGCCTCGCCGATCTGCGTCTCAGCCGTGCCGCCGAACGCTCCCGCAAGACGCGGGGACACGGCGCGGGCCGCGACATGGTAGAGCATGGCGATAGGCGTGCCGACCGCGTTGACGATCGGCGTCCCCAAACCTGACAGCAGGCTGTTGGTGTACACCAGTTTGATGATGTCGCGGCTGCGCGCCATAGCGCCGCCCCGGACCATTTGATTGAGCGCGACGTCGCCCTTGGCTTTGGCCTCGCGGATATACCGTGCAAGATCCTTTGCGGTTCCCTGCCCACCGGCATCCGCGAGCAGGCTGTCGATCTGGCGCAGGTAGGTCGCCGGCGCATCGGCCGGAATCTTGAAGGCGTTGAGCGCACGACCGGCCTCAGCGCGAGCGCCGAAAAACTCGTTCTGAATAGCGGAGTGCGTGGCGGCTGCCCGGCGGAGCGCAAACTGCAGGGCCAGATCCTCGTTCGCGCTGCGCTTGGTCGTGGTGTCCAGCAGCGCGCTCGACAGCTCATCCAGTTTCGTCGCCGACGAGTTCAGCGCCAGCCGGTAGGCGACGATTTCCTCCGCGTTCATGGCCTGCCCGGTGCGGCGCGAGCCCATGCTGTCGACCCAGTCGACGCCGTTCGCAGCCTCGCGGGTGGCTTCCTGCGAGATGCGGCCCCGGCGAGCCAGGTCGACGTTGTCGCGCATCTTGTCAGCCATGCCGACAATGACCGCCTGCACGTCCTCGGGCGTGTTGATGCGCGCGAGGTTGATGTCGAACACGTTGTCGGTGCTGGCGCGGACGGCGTCGGCGGTGATCGGCGCATCAGCGGCGTCGACTTTGGCTTGGAACGGCGTAATGACGGGGGCGTCGGCTTCAGCCGCCACCCTGAACCGCGGCCCCTCGGGATTGCCCAGCGCCTCACGCACGGCAACCTGGACCTCGACACCGCGCGCGGCGGCCTCGTCCATCGCCAGCGTCGGGTCGACCTGCAGGCCTTCGGCGCGGGCGGCTTGCCGTGCCTCAATCCTCGCGCCGCGCGCCGCTTGCAAGGCCCTGATTCCGGCAAACAGGCTGTCCACCGCAACGCCAAGGCCGGCTCCCTCGACCATGTTTTTGGCGCGCCCGAGAAGTTCCGGGTCGTCCTCGTTTGCGGCTAGGTAATCAAAGACGGGGGCGACAGCCTCTGGCGCGTGTTCGGCCAGAAGATTGCTGAGGCGGGCTTCGTTGCCGTCGAACGCGGAGAAGTCAGCCAGGGCACCCTGCGCGAGCGCCTTGCCGACACGGCCAGAGTTGCTCGCAACCTTCCACCCGCGCAGGGCGCGGCCGCCACCCACAAAGCCCGTGAGAAACTGGCTCGCCCCCTCCACAAATCGGCCAGTGGTGGATTCAGGGCGCTCTCCTTCGGAGGTTGGCAAGCGAGCGGTGCCGATAAAATCGTTCTTCTTGCCGGTGGCCGCCTCCCAGCGCCCCTCCAATTGATCCCACTCTCCCGGTCGCAGCCAGTAAAACCCCGGAGCCACGCCGGTTCTTGCATCGGTGATGACCGTCGGCCCTCCGAGCGCGTTCGCCAAGCCGTCGCCAATCTCGTCGATCAGGTTCAGCGACTCATTGAGTCCCCTTTTCACGCCGGAGACGACAGATGGCACGCCCTCAAGGAGCACACCCTTCGCCACGTCGCCGACCACCGCGCCCGCACCATCCAGCACGGCCTGCGGGACCATCGCGGCCTGAATGATCTGGGCCTCCTCCTGATCCAGCGCCAGCGACTCGCGCGCGGCCTGACGCTCGGCATAGGCGCTGTCGAGAGGCGTGGGCGGCGCGGGGGCATTGTCATAGCCGACCACGCGGAAAATCTTGGACGGATCGTTCGGGTCGATCTGATACTCGCCGCTGGCCAGCAGGCGCTGCGCCTCGCCGGGCGCAAGGTCTTCGGACGACTCGACGCGATAGCCCGGCTGTTGCCCCGGAGCGCCCTGCTCGCGCGGCTGCCCGTCAACGGCGACGTGAATGTGGTCGCCCTCGTTCAGAAGCTCAGTCATGTTCAGGCCGCTGGACCGCAGGCGCGCCTCAAGCTGATCCATACTCTCGCCCGGCGCAGGCACGAGATCGACGGCGCGCGGGTTGTCCGGCGTGCCGCGGGTGTGAAAACTGTTCGCCGCTCCACCAACACGGCGGTTCGTGGCGGGATCGCGATAGGTGCTCGTCGGGGTCGCGCCCGGAACCGCGCCAAGAACGTCTCTGACTGTGTCGATGGCCATTATCGTCCCTGTGCTTCTGCGCGCATCCGGTTGGCCTCAGCCGCCGAATACGGTCGGCCCGCTGC